GGCGAGAAGATCGCAAAAATACAACAGAAAGTTAGTGCGTTATGTCCCGTAAATTGGGGGTCTGGGGGGCGTTGTAGCTATGTCGAGTGTACGAAGCGACTTACAACTTTACGAACGGGCTATGAAGCAGCGTTGGCCGATACCGCATGAATATAAAGAAGTGATGATAAAGCAGCTTATGCGAGTCATTGCAAACCCGAACAGCCAAAGGGATCTGGAGCGTGCTGCTAAATTGTTGATGGCAGCAGAGGCACAAAACCAAGCCGACGAGCATGATGAAACAAGAGTTGACGAGCAGCGAAATAGATTTTTTGAGGTCGCTGAACAACTCGGAATTGGAAACAGTGTTGGCAGAATTTCCAGCCGACCTGCAGACGGCAGCGATACAAAGTCTGACTGGCAGCAAAGTAGCAAAGGATGAACGTGAATCGCAGCGAGCACGCATGGCAGCAAAGCGTGCTGCAGATCGCGACTTGTCAATTCCATTGCCTGCAAATATGGATCGCAGGACAGAATGCCTAAATGACCCCGTGTTGTTTTTGAAAACGTATTTTGGTGAAACCTTTTTTCAGGAGTTCACCAATGATCGCAAAGCAATGTTGTTGTCGATAATTAACGCAGCAAAGCATGGTGGAGACTATGCAATTGCGGGTCCGCGTGGTGAGGGAAAGACTCGCATCGCTATGTACGGTGCTCTGTACTTGATGATCGCGAACTTGTCTCCTTTCGTAATTGTTATCGGCAAGTCGCAGACAAAAGCCGCGAACGAGCTAAAAACTATCAAGGAGCGTTTGCAATTCTCTGATTTGTTTGCTGAGGATTTTCCAGAGATAGGATTCCCATTCAAAGCGGTTGGAGCATGGTCATCGCGTTGTCGTATGCAAACCGTAGGAGGCAAGCACACGAATATGGTGTTAGCTGCAGATCATTTGATTTTTCCGCAGATTAACGCGACAGAGCTGCCTGATTGGAACGGCATACAGCCAGTTGCTAGTGGTCAAATCATGTCATCGTTGGGTGTGGATGGTCCGATACGCGGGACAAACTACAGAGATAGGCGACCAACGTTGGCTATCTTGGATGATATTGAGAACAAAGATTCAGCAAGCAGCGATCATCAGATTGAACAAAACATTGATGTAATCGAAAAAGACATTGGTGGTCTTGGTGGTAGTGGTCGTCGCGTGAGCCGTGTGATGTTATGCACAACACAAAACCGAAAGTGTATTGCATATCGCTACACGGACAGAAAACAGAAGCCTTCATGGAATGGTGTTCGATTCCGCAAAATGGTTGTGCCGCCAGACAACATGGATCTGTGGCAGCAATACATCGAGCTACGAGTTAATCGTGATGGAGATACTGACCCTGATGCTAGAGAAGCATTTGCTTTCTATGCAAAAAATCGCGATCGCATGGATGCTGGTTGTGAGATAAGCAACCCATATAGTTTTGACACTCGCGAAGCGTCAGATGGTTTGCAGATTGAGTTGAGTGCGATACAAGCGTATTACAACAGGGTCGCTGATTTTGGGCTTGAAGCTGTAGCAACTGAGGATGACAACGATCCACCCGAAGAAGTTGGACCGCAGGGCATTGGTTTAACACCTTCTGTGGTGACAAGTCGCTTGTCTGGATTGGATCGCTGTCAACTTCCCGCAAACACTGCATCTGTAACAGCCGCAATTGACCTTGGTAAATATCGTTGCCATTGGGTAATCGCTGCTTGGTGGAAAGGTGCAGGTGGTTGTATCGTCGATTATGGAGTTGCGGAGGTTTACGGGACTAACGAGAACATTGACAACGAAGCAGCAGAGCCGTTGATATATCGCACGTTGTTAAATTGGCGAGATGAGTTGCTGCAAAAGAAGTTGGTTGACGCGACAGGAGAGCAAAGGCCAATTGATAGCGTGTTTGTAGATGCTGGTACTTTTACGAACGCTGCTTATAAGTTCGTTCGTGATGTTGGCAAGCCATTTCATGCTTCAAAAGGCATTGGTAACTATCGCGAACGGAAGAAATCGACTGCAACCACAAAGGCAGGCGACAACATGCACGCAGAGCTGCTAAGTGCTGCAAACTTATGGTTATTTGAGCTAAACACTGACTATTGGAAGCAGTGGGTGCATGAAAGATTCTTGTCGCCAACGTTCGACGAAGAAAACATGCTACGTAAAGGATCGTTGTCGTTGTTTAACTTGGTCGGCAGTAAAAAACACGTCAGCTTTGCCCAACACATCGTTGCTGAGGAGTTGGTGACGGAGTTTACGGAAGGCAAAGGTTCAAAAACGTTTTGGCTAGTGCATAACCGCAACAACCACTGGCTTGATGCTACCTACAATGCTGCTGCTGCAGCAAGGTTTACTGGGATCAGCTTGCTTGCAGGTCAAGTGGGTCCAAAAATGTCGGCAACGCCAATTGAGTCAGCTAAACAAAAGCAGGCAGTGCGACGCCGACAGCATGGCAATTTTAGAACAAGACCGGGTGGATGGATAAAAGGGATGAAACATTGAGCGTAGCCATGCCAAGAAAACAAAAAAAACGCAAAGCCGACCCAAAGCCGCGTGCATTTGTCGCTCGCCCTTGCACTGCTTGTATGGCTGTGCGTGAGCCTGCTACAAACTACTCACGTGTTTACAGCACAAAAGGACGCATACGCTATTGCAAGTGTGATTTTTGTGGCAATACATGGACGCAAACGATTTCTGCCGACCAAATTAACACAGTGGTGGTAAATAGAACTGACGCACAAGTTGAAAAACGCCTTGCAAATAGCAAAGATGATATGCATGGCAACCGCACAGTCACTACTAAATCAAATCGACGCCGCGATTGAATCGCTACTGAGGGGTGGTGCAGAATCCTATTCTATTGGGAATCGTACCGTCACTAAGTTAGATTTGGATTTGCTGATGAAGCAACGCAACGCTTTGCAAATGCAAGTGGAACGCGAGTCTGGTGGAGGCTTTCGTTTAGCAAAGTTACAGAGGCGTAGCCGATGATTGGCAGAGCACTTGATAGCATTATCGGTGCTTTGTCACCGCAGTGGGGAGTAAAACGCACAAAAGCAAGGCATTTGATGCGTGCCTATGCTGGTGCAGAAGCAAATCGCCTCACGAATAACTCAAAGCCAAAAAACCAAGCTGCTGACAGCGAGCTGATGGGACCATACGGAGCAGATGCACTCCGAGCATGGTCACGAAAGCTAGTTCGCGACAATGCGTATGCTTGGGGCGTCGTTGATACGATCGTCAGCAGTGTGGTCGGATGCGGTATGACTGCACAATCCATGCTTGAAACGAACGATGGCGTTGACGTAGAAGATATCAACTTCTTGCGTGACGATACGTGGGACCGATGGACAGACGTTTGCGACATAAACGGGCAATATACGTTTGTCGAAATGCAACGTATGGCACAACGAGAGATCGTTGAGGCTGGCGAAGTGTTAATTCACATGGTCACAACTCCTGCAAAAGAGTTTCGTGGTATTAGCAGACCAGTTCCCTTTGCTCTTGAATTGGTGGAAGCGGACAGGCTGGCTGCGGACAAAGACACTTATGCGATTGCACGCGATGGCGGCAAGAGGATCGTGCGAGGTGTTGAGCTTGATGATCTTGGCAAACCGCTAGCATATTGGATCTATCCAGATCATCCACAAGCACCGCAAGCATGGAATCGCGATCCAATTCGTGTTGAAGCAAAAAACGTGTTGCATTTGTTTCGTCGCGACCGCATCGGGCAGTCACGCGGCGTTACTTGGTTTGCACCTGTTGTTTCTTGGTTGCGTGATCTAGGCGTCTACGTTGAAAACGAGTTGCAAGCGTCAGCAGTCGCGTCTTGCTTTGGCGTTGCAATCAAAACAGAAACCTCATTCCCTGGTTTATCTGGTGAAAGCACAGAACCAGACAGCATAGATAGCAATGGCAACTCGTTTGAGTATTTAGAGCCAGCAATGATTGCTCGCCTGCGTCCTGGCGAATCAATTGAAAGCATCAATCCTGGCAGACCGAATAGTGCGTCAGAACCGTGGATTAACTTGATGTTGCGTGGGATCGCAGTCGGAACTGGCTTGAGCTATGAAGTGGTGGCTCGCGATTATTCAAAAACAAACTACAGCAGCAGCCGAACTAGCCAACTGGAAGATCGACGACGATTTCGTTGTTGGCAAATGTATTTGATAAACCATTTGTGCAAGCCAGTGCGTGCAAAATTCTCAGAAGCGGCTGCACTGGCTGGCGTTGCTCACTTCCCAACAATGTCAGAGCTTTTAGCTGATCGTCATTCTGCAGATCCAGTCGAGTGGCAAACTCCTGAGTGGGAGTGGGTTGACCCACAAAACGAGCAAAAGGCTTCTCAAGCGTCGATTGATGGACTGCAGAGCACGTACCAAACAGAGCTTGGGTCACGCGGTCGCAACTGGCGACAAGTGTTCCACCAGCGTGCTAAGGAAGAACGCTTAAAAGATCAACTGGGTTTGGTGACTATTGAAGAGGCGAAGATTGCATCGAAGGATGTAGTGCAAATGCCAACCCAGGAGGAGCCAACACAGCCACAAGAGCTTGAAGAAGTTGAGGTGGCAGTTGAGCAAGTATGACCATATTGATTTTTCGCCGCCTGCTGGTGTTCGTGAGGAAGCGAAAAAAGGATTGGAGTGGCGGAGGGAATACAACAGAGGCGGCACTGCAGTCGGTGTTGCTCGTGCTAGAGACTTGTCAAATGGCAAAAGCATCAGCCCGCAAACAGCAAAACGCATGTTTAGCTTTTTTGCTCGACATGCTGGTGATGCAAAAGCAGAAGGCTTCAAGCCAGGTCAAAAAGGGTTCCCGAGTGCTGGAAGAATCGCACATGCTCTTTGGGGTGGTGATCCAGGTGAGGCATGGTCTAGCAAGCTAGTTAAGCAAATAAAAGCTGCTGACGAGAAAGAGCGTGCAATAACGAGTGAGGAACCTATGCCTAACAAACGCGGAAAAATTAAATTGACTCGCTACGATCGCATCCCCGAAGAACAAATGGTGATGCGTCTGGCTGAAATGCGGCGTGCTGATGTAGACAACAAGACGATGGAAGTAGTGATTGCGACAGAAAATCCTGTTCAACGCTATGACGAATCGCGTGATATTTTAATTCGTGAAGTATTGGAAATGGATGGCTTGCAGTTCCGTGGTGAACGTAAGCAAATGCCAATTGTCGATAGCCACGATCGCAGTACGGTCGCAAATGTCTTAGGCAGCGTTCGCCAAATGCGTGTTGAAGGTGACGCATTGATAGGTGAAGCCTCCTTTGCTAGTGATGAGCGAAGCAGAGATGCTTACACAAAAACATCAGAAGGTCATTTGACTGACTTTA